TTTGGTCATAAGTCTTTTGATGTTGTAGACAAGACGATGGAACATCGTATAATGTTCCTCATACGCTTTCCTATCGTCCATAGAATTTGTGTTGAAATCTTTGTTACGAGAACCGTCTGAGTTGATAATACCCGCCTTGTATGCACCAGTATCTTCCCACTTGGTTACAAGGAGTTTTAGGAATCTAATCGTGTAGACCAGATCGGCAGCACTTTTTAGAATTCCCATTATGTGATCCTCTTAATTTCTCTTAACCTTTGTACTGCGAGGTCATCCATTATAACGTCTGGATAACCATCGTAGTCAATCGACTTAAGGAAAATTAGAAAAGGTTTGAGTGCAGGCCAATGTTCCTCGTCGATTTTTAATTCTAATATCTTCAGTCCGGCACTTATCCCGAACACATTAAAGATTACAATGAGATGATTCAAGATCAATCTCTCTGAGAGTTCTCCGGAGTCTCTGTAACGGTTCAGGAGACGTTTAACATATTTGAACCGTTTCAGGTCTTCGAAGAACTGTTCACTGTCAATGCAGTTCGGAGTATAGTAGTTCTTCGCTGCATACAAAACAACATTGTTCGGTGTAAGTTCTAAATCCATAATATACCTGTGTGGGATAAATTAATTCTATCCCTTATATAGGGGTTACAACAACTTTTCAATCAACACAGATTTAGATTCCCACTTACTTACTTGTACTCCGGTTTGTTCTCCCAGTGCGAGTAGTTCTGCCTTGGTCATGTCTTCAAGAGACTTGTTACCCACAGGCGCCTCATGCAACATCTGAGGTTCCTCATGAACCACCTGTTCCGTTACAACCGGACCAGTACGTTGACCCAGATAATCTTCAATCTCACCCAGAGTCATACGTTGTGATTTCAAAAGTTCCCCAGTAGTAGGATCAATCCAACCACGAGTAGTAGGCACCGCATTTCGGCACCAGTTAGGAGGTGACACCATTTTTAATCCTCGACTTGATCTACTTCTTGTGCGATCTCAGACCAAGACTTCCCATTCAGGATGTCCATGATCTTCTGTTGATACGAACGATTGTCTTCCTTAACCTTTACTTTGGGGTTAGGGACAATCTTCTCCAGATCGTCATGTTTCTTAACATCGACTTTATGTTTGTCAGCGAACTCTTTGGACTTGGGTGATTCCTTATCCATGATACCTTCGGGTTCGGTTGCACCTTTAGTCTGATCTTTCTTGGACGCTTCTTCGAGGGCGTCGATCAATACATCAACGTCTTCTTTCTTTACGGTGTGTTTCTTCTCACCGATCTTAGAAATCTCGGCAGTCTTCTCACCGTCATTCCCTGCGACCTTCTTTTTCTTCTTGGGGTCTTCTTTCTCATCACCCTCATCATCGTCCTTCTTACCGTCACGTGCATCAATTGCATCGTCGGTAGCGGCGCGTCTCTTGTGAAGGTATTCGTCAGAATCATCCACATCGCCATCATTGTCGATGTCTTTGTCCTTACGATCTTTGAACTTTTTATCGTTCTCTTTGTCATCGACTGGATCTAATTTCTTTTCAGAGACAACTTCTTGCCATGCCTCTGCCAGTCTTTTAATGTCTTCAGTTCTCATGGTAGTCTCCGTTACATGAACCAGAAAAATTTAATAATGGCACCTACTATCGCAGTACCGATAACTAACGCAACCCTATTGACAATCGTGACAGTGCGAGCGTTGTCATCAACCTTAACGGTTAACTCATCTAACTTCTGAGAGAATCGATTCATCCTATCGTAGTTAGCGTGATTGTTATTCTCTATTGCAATCAACTTCTCTTCCGCTCTCGCAATAGAAATCATCGCATCAGACAGTTTATCAATCTTGTCTTCAATGCGGTCTAACCGTTGAGATTGTGTTATTCGTGTTGCCATGTTCGCCCCATAGAAATAAACGTTAGTTGCTACATCTATTTATATATCTCTTATTCTCAAAAGAAGGTCACTATCACCTTTTATAACACGATGATAGGTCATCTTTGGAATCCTAAACCTGTCGCCGATATTTAAATCGACAGGTAACTCGTTGTCCAGTTGGAATTTCCATCCAACACAGTCTTCTACTTTAACATCACGATCATGCAGATCACGATGCCAAATTAAATCTTCCTCACATATTTCCTTTCGAAATAAACGAAGGGTGTCTCCGTTCATCATCTTGAAATCTACGTAGGGTTTACCAGAAGAACGATCCGCCACCACTCAACCCCAATTGTTTTGCATAACGGGGAAGGCGACATGCCCAGTAGGCGGCCTTCGTCTTATCGTTTTGTTGTGCACACTTGTGTCGCGCAGCGAATGATTTACGTGCAGCGGGGTCATTCAACTTGACCTTGAGTCCTGTAGTGTCACCCCAAGATACCTTCTTGATATTTCCCGTCGAAGGGTCTTTAACGTAGACGTAGTACTTCTTCGGGCCCCCCGCCTTTGGTTTGTTAAGTTCGGGGGTCTTCTTATCCCCCTCTTCGAAGATACAGTCCAACGCAACGTTCTGG